GAGTTAGTTTATCCGCTGTTTGCAGGCTATATAACAGGCTATAACTTTACTCAGGCTCAGGTAGTAGGCGAGGTGAGCTTCACAGTATTAACAGCCTCAGACGGCTTTAGGTTGCTTAATATGGGTACCGTATCAACTGTTACAGGTGCTACAGCTGGGCAGTTATCAGGGGCTAGAGTTACTAAGATTTTGGACGCTATTGCCTGGCCTAGTTCTATGAGGGATATTGACGCAGGACAGACCACTCTACAAGTAGACCCTGGCACTACTAGGACAGCCCTAAACGCTTTGATTACCGTAGAAACAAGCGAGTACGGCGCGGTTTATATGGACCCTAGCGGTAACGTAGTTTTTCAAGATAGGGCGTTAACCTCTAGCTCTATTGCTGGTACTCCTACGGTTTTTGCAGATGACGGCACAGGCTTAGAATATGCAAACGTGCGCTGGGTGCTAGACGATAGCCTGGTTTACAATAAAGCCTCAATAACTGCTACAGGGCTAGCTACTCAGACAGCTTTAAATCAGGACTCTATAGACAAGTACTTTTTACACAGCTACAACAAGGGCGATTTACTAATGCAGACTACAGCTGAGGCCCTTAACTACGCCCAGGCTTACGTAGCCTCTAGGCAAGAAACAACCGTAAGGTGCGACAGCGTTACTCTGCTAGACCTAAACACCCCAGGCTATGACGCAGGAATCGTGGCAGCTTTAGAGTTGGATTACTTTGACCCTATCACCGTTAAATCTACTCAACCTGGTAGCTCTACTTTAAATAAAACTTTGCAGATATTCGGCGTTAGTTACAATATAACCCCTACGCGCTGGAGTACTACTTTTGTTACGTTAGAGCCAATTATAGAATCTTTCATAATTGGTAACGCTAATTACGGACAATTAGGTATAAATGTATTATCCTACTAACAGCGAAAAGAGGAAATAATGGCTACAGGTTTTCCGGCTAGTACCGGCGACGTACTCAGTGCAGCTATGTTTAACGGCCTAGTGGCCTTTACGGTTACTACTGAGTCAGGTGCTACCTATACGGTAGACAATGACGACCTATATCAGGTACTAATTCAGACCAGTAACGCAGGTACAAAAACGGTAACTATTGCACCTGACAGTACTTTAACTGCAGCTGCAGTAGGCAGCGCAATTACTTTTATTAACACTGGTGCGGGTTTATTAACTTTTAATGCCGGTTCAGGTGTAACGATTACGCCTTCTGGTGCTACTTTGGCAACAAATAAAGTGGCTCAATGCGTACGGGTTGCTGCTAACACTTGGCGCGTTTTTGGCGGTATTGCATAAATGATCGGTGCGATAGCTGCTGGAAGTGTTGCAAGTGCTGTAGCTCCTCCAGTGTTAAGCGTTGAGTTTTTAGTCGTTGCCGGTGCAGGCGGCGGGGGTACTAACCGAGGCGGCGGCGGTGGAGCCGGTGGTTATAGAACCTCTACAAGTACGTTAATTGTAAGTACAAATTACAGCGTTAAAGTCGGTGCTGGTGGTACGGGCGGTAATTACAATAGTGGAACAAACGTTTACACTCGCGCGACTAAGGGCGCAACGTCTATTTTTAACAGCACTACGTCCAGCGGTGGTGGTACTGGTGCAGAAAATGATTGGGCGGCTGAGTCTGGTGGCTCAGGCGGCGGCGGTCATGGTGGAGCTACTTACTTTGCAGCTGCTACGGGTAACTCAGGCGGCTATTCACCTGTAGAAGGTTATGACGGCGGAGCTGGTGCTATCAATACGGCGGGCGGCGGCGGTGGAGGCAGTACAGGAGTAGGAGCAGCTGGCTCAGGTTCAACACACCCTCAAAGTAATAAAGGCGCTGGAACTGCTAACTCAATTACCGGCAGTTCTGTTACTTATGCCGAAGGTGGCAACGGTGGAGGCGGCGCGGTTAACGACGTTGCAGGTGTTAATGGTACGACTAACCGAGGTAATGGCGGCGGTGGAGCTTCTAACGTAAATACTACAGGCGTAGGCGGCGGTAACGGCGGCAGCGGTATAGTCGTTTTAAAGTTTCCGGACGTTTACACAGCTACATTTTCAGGCGGCGTTACTCAAAGTACGACCACTAGCGGCGGTTACAAAATATCTACTATTACGGCTGCAGGCGTATCCGATACAGTAAGCTGGGCATAATGGCGCATTACGCATATTTAGAAAATAACGTAGTAGTAGACGTAATAGTCGGTAAAGACGAAACCGAAACTATTAACGGTTTAGATACTGAGGCTTACTATGCTTTAGGTACGCCTTACACAGTAAAGCGAACAAGCTATAACGGCAATATTAGATATAACTATGCGGGAATTGGCTTTAGTTATGACCCAATAGCAGACGCTTTTATAGCCCCTAGTCCTAATTGCCACCCTGAGTTAATTTTAAATACTGATACCTACCGCTGGGAGTGCAGTAATGCCGACCACGTTAAAGAGTAGCAACGGCTGGCCTGCCAGTAAGGACCCTGCAGAAATTGACATTAAATCTTTTAAAGTACCTGGCACTAATCTTAAAATACGGTGTGCTGAAAAGGTGGCACCGCTTCTTATTGGCCTTGCGGCGGAGTTTCACGAAACGATAGAGCCTATAGACAAAGGCACCCTAGACGACTGGGGCTACTGTTTCCGGATGATACGCGGGACGACTGACAGCCTAAGTAATCACAGTAGCGGCACAGCTATAGATCTTAACGCCACTAAACACCCTTTAGGCAAGGAAAATACTTTTAGCCCAGAGGACGCTGCTAAGTGCATAACACTAGCTAAAAAATATGGTTGTAAATGGGGCGGTACTTACCGTAACCGTAAGGACGATATGCACTTTGAAATAGCTTTAAACCCAAAACAAACAAAAGAGCTTATAGATAAGCTCGGATTGGTTAAAGATGAATAGACACAGCTTAAAAGTAGCCCAACAAATTGGCGGTAGCTGGTTACGTAGCTTTGTAGCTGCAACAGTCGCCTGTTATATGTCTGGCATTACTGACCCTAGCCTTTTGCTTAAGGCAGGTCTAGCAGCTGTATTACCTGTAGCTTATCGCTACCTAAATCCTAAAGACCCTCTAGGTCGGTAGTGCGCTTATGGCTTATAGGGCTAGGCCTAAGCGTTTTACTAACGGGGTGCGGTTATGACGGCTGGACAAGATACCCCTGCCAAGAGTACAAAAACTGGAAACTTAAAGAATGCCAGCCCCCGGCGTGTATCCCTACTGGAGTCTGCACTAAAGACCTCGTTAAACAGTCGTACAATGGATAGACCAGCACGCAGGTTAGCCCCTGAGGATATACACGCTAGGTTAATTTTAATTATTGGGGGTTCACTAGCTGCCTGTTTTGTCCTGGTTACTTTAGGTATTACTTATGCGTTGATCTTTGTAACTCAGCCATTAAATGCCCAGGCCCCTAATGACGCTGCCTTTATAGACCTGCTTAAAACCCTGGCTATATTCCTTACCGGCTCACTCGGTGGAGTGCTAGCAGGCAACGGCCTTAAGTCTAAACCTAAGCCCGACACGCCGCCTAAACCCTAATTCTGGGCAGGTGTGCGTATAATTAAAAATCCGGACTAGAAAGGACTAGAAAAAATGGCAGGTAATTTAGCGTTTATCTATATGTTGGTTATTTACGGTGTAATTACGTTTGGCGTAGCTGTACTGGCTTGGTCAAGAGGATATAACACAGCTAAAAAAGAGTTACAAAGTATGCGTAGACACCCAGGCTATTTAAGAACTGTTAAATGATTACTAAATCAGAGCCTGGTATCTGGTGCGATTACTGTAAAACACAATGGGGCCGAGTTAAGAACGTCTGGCACGATCGGGCTATGACTGAGGCAAGCATTACTATCACCAGCGTTAACCCTAAAAGTCATGGGCAAAAGCGGCACTACTGCCAAGCTCACGCGCTAGAGGTAACAACCTTTACAAATACGACTACGCACGAAGGTTACAGGTGGTCGTTGCAAGATCAGGTAAAAGCAGTAGCCCCAATACAATTAGAAATGGACGGTAAAGTAAATGGCTAATAACGTAGATACTAAATTACAGGCTAATTTTAAAATGGCTAACGGGGACTTAATTAACGTCTACGCCGTAGACCAAGCAGACTTTGAAGCCCAGTTAACAGCTGTGCAGGATACGGTTGAGCTGATCAAGTCAGTCAGTAATAGCCTTATGGGCAGATCAGCTACACCCGCTGCACCGGTAGACCCCTGGACCATTAAAGACGCTGTAGGCACTGTCGCAGACACTCTAGGCGGTGAGGCTGTCCCTAGCTGTAAGCATGGCTATATGGAATTCAAAACTGGGATATCAAAAGCCGGTAAGCCTTATAAGTGTTGGTCATGCCCGAGCAAAGACCGCAAAGACCAATGCCCTCCTACCTGGGTGAATTAGTGGGTGCTATGGAGATTATCTACCCTGGCAATATGTCATTAAAGGTAGATAGGAACGGTAACGCGGTTATAGATGAAACCGAGGTATGCGACGGTTGCAACAGGCAAACGAGTAAAGCCGGTGGCGTTATGGCGTTAGAAATGTCTGTCTGGTTATGCGCTGATTGTAGGCCTAAATGAGTATTGAAATATTGCTTAATGAGCGCGAGGTACAAATGGGTTTACAGGCTGCTATGGCTCGCATGATTAACGCAGATAAGGCAGGCTATAAACATAAGTACGCGAGCGATCACCTAAAGCCTGATTATATTTTAAAGTTAAATTGGTTAGGTGCGTGTGCAGAAATAGCAGCTGCTAAATGGCTTAAAGTGCCGGACTTTGTCCCTAGCGTGGATAGCTATAAAGACGACCCAGACATAGCCCCAGACTGGGAGGTAAAGCACACAGAAATAAACACTGGCCACCTCATAATTCAGGAAAACGATAGGGACAGCGACAGA